CATCGCCAATCCGCTTTTGCCAAACAGATCGGTGGCAAGTGTGGCGCGTTGTGCTGGGTTTTCAACCGCTGCCAGTTTGTCGGCAATTTTAGACAATGCTTGGTCTAGCGGTATCGTTGACAACTCAGAGCCAGACAAGCCAAGTTCGTCCAGCGATTTTTTAGCAGATGTGCCACCCATTGCGGCATCGCCAAGGTTTTTAGTTAGCTTCTGTAAAGACCCTTGCAGCACATCAGCCGAAACACCGCTCAGTTGTGCCGCGTATTGCAGTTCTTGCAAAGCATCTGTTGTAATGCCGATGACTTCAGCCGCATCTTTCAGATCACCAAGTTTATTTGCGGCATCCCGAACCGCCACGCCAAGCTGTTGAATTGCAGCAACGCTTAGAAATGTAGCCGCAGCACCGCCCAACTTGTCGAAGCCCATGCTGACAACGCTTAGGTCTTTGTTTGCAGTCTTGGCAAAGCTGGCAACCCGCTTGGCGTTCTTATCCATCGCGGCGGCAAACGCTTTATCCTTCGCGGTCAGGATGATGTTTAGCTGTTCTGCACTAATTGCCATCAACTTGCTCCACAAGTGCGCGATACTGTTCAGCCGTCATTGCGGTCGATCCAGCTTTTTTAGGTGCGTGGGCATCATGCCAACCTTGGAACACAAGCCACGCATCCAGCGGGATCATATCACGGATTTCTTCAGGACGTAACCCAATGACAATTCCGTTTTTGACCATCCCGCGAACATTCAGTCGGCTAGGTTTTGCTCCGCTATGGTCTTTTTTTTTGACGCTTCATCCATTGCATCAGGCATAAAGGCCACGCCGACCACAGCTTGGGCGATCTGATACAATCGCAACAGATCAGCGGGTGTTGCCGCCGCAATAACTTTGTCGGCTTCTGCGTCTTTCATCCCACCGCCGACCAAGGCCAGCGCCAAAAGGTCACGGGTTTCTTTGCTGTTTAGCTTTGTGCCACGACCGAACAGGCCATCCCACACATCAAATATGCCGCGATGCTTATCCTCAAACCGCTCAATCTCACGATTGCGAAGCAGAAAAACATAAGAGGTGTCGCCGATATATTCGGCAACACCCCCACGCGGCGCTTCAGCCGTTATACTCATCAGACAGCCGTAAACGTCACAGCGCCAGTGCTGGCAAGCGATAGCGAATAGGTAACGCCGCCTTCAGTCTCGCCGCCAAATTCCAGCGACTCAATGTAGAACGAACCAGCGTAAGTGCCAAATGCTGGGATCGTCACAGTGAAGTTGCCTTTGGGGTCAGCCAACATTGCAACAGTGTTCATCCGCAGTTCCGTGACGCTATCTTCGAAATAGCCGTCACCAGAGATGGTCACATTTTTGACGCCGTTCAGGCTTTCGGTCCACAACGCCCCAGCGGGGGTAGTGCAATCAGGTGTGGTCACATCAATCAAAGAGTTGTTGATGGTGATAGCCTTGCTGTTCAGACCGCAGAGGTTCGCAAACGCTTCAGTCGGTGTTGCGCCATCGCCAATTTTGACAAGCAGGGCGCGTCCAAGTTGTTTAGCCATGATGGCCTCCATGTATAGGGCTTGCCCAAGGCCCGTTGCTAGGCTTATTCAAGCAATGCTTGAAGTGCGATTACAGCCGTATAACCACGACCATCAGTGTCTCTTGTAACCGAATATGTCTGGAAAATCAATTCAACCAGCGTAAAGCCTGTGACTGTTACGTTGGCCTCTTGCCGATGCAAGGCTGCGCGAACAGCCTCAACCATCTGCACAGCCTCAACACGGCCCGATGCGGAACGGCTGTTGGCTTCAATCGTGATGTCCACAGCCGATCCAAGTGTGCTGTCTGTGTCGAAAGCATTTGCCGTGATCTGGTCAAACCGCAGATATGGGAATGTCACGGCTTGCGGCGGTTCGTCATAGACGCGGGTGGAAACAATGGCAGTCACGCCAGCGTTAGCTACAAGCCTAGCCCGCAAGCCTTTCTGGAGAGCAAGGGCGAAACCATCAGCCATTGGTTGCCTCTTTCATGCCGCGATTTACAGCCGACTTGATGCTTTTGGCAAACTTCTTGCCTTGTAGTTTTTGGGCGACACGAATGTAAGGTTGGGCTGAAGTTGTGCCACGATTACCTTTTTGACGCCCAAATTCAACGGCTTTGGCTTTAATCTGCGCTGCTTTTGTTGGCGGTGCGGCTTCGACCGATGCCGTTAATCCATCGGCCTCATAAACAGTATGTATCCATCCGCGCAATTCGCCTGTTTTTGCAGGAACCAACCGCCGCGCATTTTTGGCAGTTTGCTCAGTGTTCAAGCGAATTGATTTCACAAGATTGCGCTCGACTGCTTTAGGCATTGACGCAAGTTGCTTAATAAGTTTTGCAGCATCCACTTTCATGTTGCCACTCCGCGTTCAAGCAGGAACTCAACCACAACATCTTTGGCATCAATATGGGTCACGTTTTTGATGGCCCAAGTGTAGCCACGAATAACAACACGATCAGCCGCCGTCACAGTGTCTGTGAAGCTATCGGCACGGCAGCGCATGGTAGCCATAGCCACATCATTCAGTGCGCCGCCTTGGATAGCCTCACGGCCCGTGCGTTCACGAAGGTCAGCCCAGCGCACACCGACCTGTGACCAGCCAGTGTAGACGTTGCCATAATCGTCAATGGCGCTCTGATCTAGGCGCTGGAAGGTAGCACGTTCACTGAATGCGCCAGCCCTAGCCATAGAACGAATTCCGTTCTGTTCCGATCATGTCGGTGAAGCCAAACGGCAAATCATACATCTGCTTTTCGGTCGATGTTTCGCGCATATCATACCAGTGCGCCACCAGCATCATTAGCGCATGGCGCACAGTCTCAGGAACGCTGGCAGATGTTGACCCATAGCCGATGACGTATTCAATCTTGATGGCATCATCCCGCATTTGTGTGACGGGCCATGCCTTGCCAGATTTAGGCAAAACACTGATGCGGTTTGGCGTTCCAAAGACGTTGAAATCAGCCAAAGTCGCCGTCTGCAACGTGCCATCAACATCGTAATATTTGATTGCAGACACAGATTGCACAGGGCCAAGTGACAGATAGACAGTGCTTGGATTTGGCGACAGCCATTGGCCCCAGGTCTGCGTAATCATGCCCTTGCCCAGCGCACCTTGCGCGTCAACAAAATTCACCGCAGCGTCAATTAAACGCTGAATGATTGTGTCATCGTCGCTGCTTTCAACCTTCATCTGTGCCTTCGCTTCCGCCAGCGAAATCGGTGCTGTGGCGGGTGCTGTAACGCGAACAAGTGAAAACTGCGGCGACAACATCTGTTATTCCTTCACGGCTTTTTCGACCGCAACCTTTTTGACGGCGCGTTCAATCGGAGCCGATTCAACATTTTCTGCGATGCCAGCTTCGACGTAACGCGATGCCACTGCATCGGTAACATCAATGATTGCGCCCTGATCATACGAAAAATCAGCACCAGCCATCGAAGTGAGCAAACGAACTTTAGCCATGATGGCCTCCTTATGGTGGTGGGCAGGACCGAAGCCCTGCCCATTTGGTTTATTAGGATGCAGCGTTCTTCAGGTGCTTGATAGCGGCGGTGTTAGCCAACACGCCATCAAAGCGAACGTATCCCAAAATGCCGTAGTCGGGAGCAAAACGCTCACGGGCCACAAACAAGGTGGGTGCGCCAACTTTACGCACATAGAACTTGGACATATCGCCGAACAGCATAACCTTGTTGGTAGCACCCAACGAAGCCATCGCTTGGTTCACAACGACATTGTAGCCCAAGATGTTCTGCGGAACAGCAGCCTGATAGTTGCCCATCTGCCACAAGTAGTTGCCCTGACCATCTTTCAGCTTACGAACAGCAGCCAACGTGCTGTCGTTCATCATAATCGCGGTTGAAGGCGAGGAACGATAAGCGGGATCGACAGAGTGGATCAAGTCAATGATTTCGTCTGCGGTGATGGCAGCAACAGCAGCAGCAGTTTTGCCAGCGGTCGAGTTGGTAACGATACCCTCAACATCTGACGAACCAGAACCAGTGGTCAGCTTGGAGTTCGCAATGCGGCCCAAACGCTCACCAAGCAGTTCACCAAGCAGCGATTCCATATTCAGGATGGAGTCGTTTGCAAGTTCGTAGGACCAACGGACCCATTCAGTGTCAAACGCATATGCGCCCAACGAAGCCTGACCAAAGGTTACATCAGAACCGCTATCGTCTGTTGGCTGAGTCCCTTCTGTATGTGCAACAGCGACAGAAGCCGTGTCGTTTACAGTCGGAATGTTGAACGTGTTTCCACCAGTGGTGTTAATCACAGTGAACAAGTTGGAGTCATACATCGGGCCAGAAGCAATCATGGCCTTGTCGATAAACGCAGCCAGTTCAACAGGAACAGTGTAACCACCAGCGGAGTTCGTGCCAGCAGTTTGTGTGCGAACTTCAGCATTACGCAGAACGGCGCGATGCTCATTGTCCAGACCATCAACGCCGCCGTTGGCGATCATGGCATAGAAAGCGGAGCGATAGTCAACTTTTGCGCCGTCATCAACAGCAGCCACAGAAGTGCGCTCTGCAACAGGACGCTTAGACAGGTCGATGCCTTGGGCAGCGCGAACAGCAGCGTCCACTTTTTCCATGCGCTTGGCAACGCCGTCAAGGCGATCATGCTCAACCATCATGGCGTCAAACTCGCGCTCAATTTCAGCGGCGCGGGCTTCGTTGGTCTTGTCGGTAGCTTCCGACAGCTTGGAACGGGCCTCGGTGGCGATACGCGCCATTTGCTCCCGCAGGGTCTTTAGATCAGCCATTATGGCCTCCTACAATGTGCCTTGCCCAAGGGCTGGGGATTGGGCCAACAGCGGGAGTCCGCCGTTATTCGTCAGCCACGAAATCCTTGCGTTCCCATGCTTGGCACACGCGAAGATTGTGACAGATAAAATCTAGCTTTTCGCACCATCCGCGACCGCCGCCGTCCATGTCAAATGGTGTCAAAGGAATGTCTTCCATCGACTTGATCATTTCTGGTGTGTTGTTGAAATAGGAACAGTTGGCGCAGAGTTGACGGCGGGCTTCGGCTTCGTTCAGGCTCCAAACATCAGCCATCTTTGCCCAATATTCAGGGTTTGCGGCTGGATCAGATGAAGCAACTTCAGGCCCAAGGTTCCAGTTTTCGACAGCGTTCTGCATATTGATTGCGTTCATGCTGCCAGAAACAATCTCAGGCTGTTCAATTTCTGGCAAAAGATATTCATTGCGAACATCAATGCCAGCGAACTTGGCCTTCATCCGCATACGGCGAACAGCTTGCGATTTGATCTGTTCTTCGCGGTGCTTTTCCAGCGACCGCAAAGCAATCTCTGTGCCATCGTAAGCTGGGGTGGTCACGATGCTGACATCAAACAATTGCGCTTCTTGGATCATGCGTTTCGGCATCTTAGAGTTGTCATCCCACTTCTGACGCACAGGCCGAAATGCAAATGACATTTTATCAAGATCACCGCGCTTCATCTTCGGCACGATGCTGCGAACGTCAGGGTCTGTTTGATCAAGCATGGCTTCCATATATAGGCCACGTTCATCTTCAACCAAGGTCAAAGTGCCAGAACGAGTGCGGGCCAGCGGCAAACCCTCGTGATTGATTAGAAAAACCACATCGTCACGACCGATGGCATTGGTAAATGCACCGCGCATGATTACTTCAGTGAACATTCCACCGATGTTTGTTTCTTCGTTAAACACTGCGGCATAGCCAGCAACGCGAATTTCGCCGTCTTGACCCTCACGGATTTCGACAGGAACACCACGGCGGATTTCTTTTTCAGACATTTCTGACCCCGTTTGATGTTTTGATTGTAGCATATTGCGGCTGGCTTCGTCTATCGGCACGGCATCTTCGAACAAGATAGGCTGAAAGTCGTTATCTTTCAGCCACTTCTTGGCCTGTGCTGGTGTAAACTTAGACGCATCAAAGCGAATTGCTTGCACCACAAGCGGATCATTTCCCTTGATGCCATAAATGAAATCAATGCCATCGCCACCTTGATCGTTCACACGGCTGAATTTATCAAACTCGCTTGGATCAACCAAACGCGCAGCGTGTTCGTTTGGATATGGTCTGGTTTCATATCCA